TGAACGACAACAAAAAGATGTTGATGCAGTGGCAGTTGCTATTCAATGCATCAAAATTCCCAGAAGTTGCTCCTGCTATCAAGCAATACCTTTTCTCTCATGTAAGATCTAAATTCATGAGAATTCCAATCGAAGAGATGAAGATTGCTCTTCTACTACCAGTTGAGAAATTTACCGGTGCTTCCGTAAATAAAGTGCAACGTGAATCCTTGAAGATTATTAAAGCGAAATTAAAATGACAAACATAGTTCAACCTACATACATTCTAAATCTGCCATCCACCGGAGCAAAGATAGAGTACAGACCTTACACCGTAAAAGAAGAGAAGGCGATGTTGTTGGCCATCCAAGAAGGCTCTTTGGATAACATCATCAATTCAATCAAGAATCTTGTCAAAGTGTGTACTTTTAATACTTTAGATCTAAGTTCTACACCTTATTATGATGTAGAATTCATTTTTCTGAAGATTCGGTCCAAGTCAGTAGGTGAAACCATCGAATTGATGGGAAAATGTGATTGTTCCATTGATATTCGTACAGACGTCTCCGTGGACATAGAAAACACACGCATTTTACCCACTCCAGACGATAAAAACACCAAAATTGTGATCAAAAACACCAATTTTTGGGCCCAATTTAGGCACCCTTCAATAGACGATTTTATTTCACTGAATAATCGTGAACTTGATGACATGGAAGTTCTGTCACGTTGTATCGTTGCAGTATACGACGAAGATTCTGAAGTTACGATGACACCGGAGAAAAAATTAGAATTTCTGGAATCAATGACACCGATTCAACAACAAGATCTAAAGAAGTTCTTGGATAGTATGCCGATCGTTGAATTGCCAGTAGAATACAAGTGCAAGGGTTGCGGTAAAGATCACTCATTAGTATTATCTGGGTTTGAGAATTTTTTCGTCTAGGCGTAGGATATCAAGATCTGAAGGAGTATTATTCGACCCTTCATATCCTACGCTACAAATTCAATTATTCGTCAGACACAATAGAATCTATGATGCCATTCGAAAGAGATGTAGAAATGGCAATGATAATGGACTCTATTAGAAAAGACATACTTAGAAAACAGCAAGAACAAAATTTTTTACATTAGCATGATTGGCGGTTATAATTGACTTAATTACAATTTTATAACTATCCAACAATGACCTTAAACACAAAAGACTATTCGCTCATAACGAAGACGTCGGTAGATTATGTCTCGAACAAACATCTTTTAGAATCGTTTGTCGAGTATAGAAAAATGATGACAGAAGCGGCAAGTTCTGGTTTAGAACGGCCGCAACTTACTCGTCCAATCTGCGAAGCAATTTTGCAGATCTGTCATCGTCTCTCCACCCGTTATAATTTCGTCAACTATTCTTATAAAGAAGAGATGATTGGCGATGCTATCATCAAGTGTGTTGCTAAAGCTCACCTATTCGACCCGGAGAAATCATCCAACCCATTTGCATACATTACTCAGATTGCCTTCAACGAGTTCGTTACTAGAATTAAACTAGAACACAAACAAGTGTCGGTAAAGTCAAAACTTATCAAAGAGTCTATGACATCGGACTTTCTAGAGTCTATGGAATCTGAAAGTGATGAGTTCAAGAATTCATTCGTAGAATTCCTCAAGATGAATGATACGTATAAAGATTATACTGCAGAGAGTAATGATAAGAAGAAAAAGGAAAAGTCCAAATCTATCACGATAGAAGACTTGATTGAAGAGGATACTGCCGATGAAGAGTAAAGGCAAAATCGCAATTCTTGGGGATATCCACATCTCCGCTAGAAATGACTCAGAACATTTCATTCAATACCAGAAGAAATTCTTTGAGTACTTTTTTGAATATGTAAAGACAAATAAGATCAAGAACATCGTCCAACTTGGAGACTTTCAAGATCGTCGTCGTTACCTCAACATCAATACGTGGTACCATGCAAAAAAGAACATCATTGAACCGCTCAGCAAGTATAACACGATCGTCATTTCTGGTAATCATGATACTTACTATAAGTCTACTAATGAAGTCAATTCTGTATCTCTAATGTTAGAGGGTTCTGCCAAGGTTATCGACACTCGTCCAGAAACTGTTTCATTTGGCGATGTAACTGTCGACTTCTATCCATGGATATCTCCAGAGAACATCGATGATTCACTAAAGTTCCTGCAAAATTCAAAATCCGACTATGCAATGGGTCACTTTGAATTTAACAAGTTCGAACTGCATCCTGGTCAAATGGCAGAATCAGGAATGGATCATACCATGTTTGCAAAGTACAAACGTGTGTATTCCGGTCATTATCATACCCAGTCATTCAAAGACAATGTACTTTACACCGGTGTCCCGTATGAACTAGACTGGTCCGATTGTGATGATCCTAAAGGATTCTGGGTGCATGACTTAGACACCGGCGATGTAGAATTCATTCGTACACCATTTAATCTGTACAAGAAAATCCGATATGTAGACAACACAATTCTTCCAGAGAATATTACTGGGATGTATGTTAAGATGTTCGTCGAACAAAAGTCAGATCAGTATTCTTTTGACAAGTACGTAGATCAGGTGATACAATTGAATCCGTATGACCTAAAAATCATCGACAACACAATCAAAGATGACAATCCAATCGACACAGACCAATCTATAGAAGGTATGAATACGATTGACATTATGAATTCTTACATTGATAAACTTGACATCGGTATTGACAAAGAACGACTGAAATCTAAAGTGCGTTCACTATACACGGAATCTATCCAGGCAGAATAATGATCATAATTAAAAAAGTACGGTTTAAGAATTTTCTATCATATGGAAATGCATTCACCGAAGTAGACTTAATCTCGGCAAAGAAGACGGTTATCGCTGGTACTAACGGTGTCGGAAAGAGTACGATTCTTTCTGCTATTACGTTTGCTCTATTTGGCAAAACTATCAAGAACATCAATAAAGCAAACATCGTCAATTCCGTAAACGGTAAGGACTGTCTGACGGAAGTTGAGTTTAGTGTGTCTGGCGCAGAATACATGGTTCGTCGTGGAATCAAACCTGCAGTGTTTGAAATCTATAAAGATGGTGTGATGTTAGAACAGACATCTGCATATGACTATCAAGATTATCTAGAATCCAAAATTCTTAAGACTAACTTTAGAGCATTCACGCAAACATCCATCATCTCTATCGAGAATTATAAACCGTTCATGTCATTGACTAAGAACGAACGTAGAGAATTCGTTGAAGAGATTCTGGATATTAAAGTATTCTCTTCAATGAATTTACTCAATAAGTCTGCGATGTCAAAGACTAGAGAAGAACTTAAGTTATGCGATATCGACATCAAGAATGCAAAGCACACAGTCTCATTACTGAAGAATCACGTTCAAGAACTACAAAAGAACTATGACGAGACGATCGCACAGTATGATTCTAAGGATAAAGAATTTGATTCAGAACTAACTGCATTGTCCAGAACCATGGATGACTTATTGGCAGAAAGTGTATTGCTAACTCAAAAGACTCCAGAATTACAAGCAAAAGAACGTAAACTAACCGCGGCATTGGATAAGATCAAATCTGGTAAGAAAGAAATTACCAAGATGGTCAAAGAGTTTGAATTCTTCAATAACACAGAAAACTGTCCAACATGCAAGCAAGAAATTTTTGAGAATCACAAATATCATATGCGCTGTGATCATGATACTACCGTAAATGATCTATCCAAAATGATTGCAGAACAAGAATCATTCGTCAAACAATTCGAGTCCGTAATGGATGAATGTGCAAAACACCAGAACAACATCAATGATCTAAACGCCAGAATCAACCAAGCGAATACTTCTATCAGTCTATTGAGCAAAGAGCGTCGTAAGAATTCTATCGAACTAGAGTCATTCAAGACCAAGTATTCCTCATTAGAGAATAAGAAGCAAGAACTGAAAGATACCGCCAAGCAAGGTCTAGCACTGCAACAAAAGCGGGCAGAATTGAATGAAGAGAAGACATATCAGGAAGCTGCATATGAACTACTGAAAGATTCTGGTATCAAGAGTACTATCATCAAACAGTACATTCCTATCATCAATAAGTTGGTGAATAAGTACCTAGAACATTTTGAGTTCTTCGTATCATTCAATCTAGATGAAGAGTTTAATGAGATCATTCGTTCACGTCATCGTGATGAATTCACATACTATAATTTCTCCGCCGGCGAGAAGCAACGAATCGACCTATCTCTATTATTCACGATGCGTCAGATTGCAAAGATGAAGAACTCACTGTCGTGTAATCTGTTATTCTTCGACGAAATCGGGGATGCATCAATCGACAATGCGGGCACATCGATGTTTATCGACATTCTTAACTTTTCTGAGTATGCAAATTCTAATATCTTTTTAATCTCACACAGGAATGCAGATGCATTTGCAGATAAATTTGATAGAGTACTTACATTAGAAAAAGATGGCAATTTCTCGATCATTGGCGAAAAATAATTTTACAACGGTGATAGTTCAGTATAAAATTGAACTATCAGTAACACTTAATTATGAGGTATCATAGTGAAAATTTCAAAACAAACTCAAGAAATTCTTAAGAATTTCGCATCGGTAAATTCAAACTTTTATTACAGCGGTGAGGGTGAAATCTCTACCAAGACTGTATCTAAAACAGTATTCGTCAAGGCGAATGTAGAAGAAAGTTTTACCAATCCATTTGGCATCTATAATTTATCTGAGTTCCTTGGTGCACTGAGCATGTTCTCAGACCCAGAAGTAGAATTCGATGAGACGACCGTTACCATCAAGCAAGATCGTAATTCACTGCGCTATGTTTATGCTGCCAAAGAAGTTCTAGACACTCCATCTGAAAAAGTTCTTCAGCAATTGGATAAGCAGTTTGCAGATAATGATCCTGTCGCAAAGTTTGTTCTGACGGAAGAAAACATCAAGGCAATGCTTAAAGCAGCCGCGGTACTATCTCTAACAGATGTACTAATCGAAGGCGATGGTTCTAATATCACATGTTCTGTAATCAATACCCAGAACCCATCTTCAAACAACTTCTCGATCAATGTCGGCGAGACAGATGCATCCTTTAAAGCATACATCAAGGTAGAAAATCTTAAGATGCCACTAACAATTTATGAAGTCGCAATTTCTTCAAAGAAGATTGCACAATTTGTTCGTCATGATGGTAACTACACAATGTACATTGCACTAGAACGTAACTCGGAGATTTAATAATGCGCTACACCATTACAATTAACAGCACAACTACATTGCAAGTATTAACTGCAATTGCATCGAAGATGGAATCATTAGTCGAATTTTCAGGTTCCATATCGGAGGCAGATTTTACAGATAATAAAGCAGAGACTTGGTGCAATGCCACCTTCACTTCAATTGAAGATGCATCAAAGTTTCTAAAGTCTGTCGAAAAACTAACCAAGTAAAGTGACAATTATATTATGAATGAAGTGAACTCAAATTTTGATGAACTAGTGTGGACAGAAAAGTATCGTCCGCGCAAAATTGAAGATGCAGTATTATCGGAAGGCAACAAGAAAGTTCTGCAGCAACTTGTTGCCTCCGGTAATGTACCAAACTGTCTATTCGTATCTGGTCCTGGTACTGGTAAGACAACTGTCGCAAAAAGCATCGCGGCAGAATTAGATGCAGATGTACTATTTCTGAATGCATCTAATGAATCTGGTATCGATGTTCTTCGTACTAAGATTACTCAATTTGCATCTGCAGTGTCTATGTCAGGTTCGAAGAAAATGGTTATCATGGACGAAGCAGATTATATGACCGGTAATCTGCAGGGTGCATTCAGAAACTTCCTAGAAGAGTTTCATAATGTTCTATTCATCTTCACTGCTAACTACAAGAATCGTATTATCGAACCACTAATCTCTCGGTTCAATGTAATTGAGTTCACCATCCCAAAGGATGAACGTCAGACACTCGCTGGACAAATGCTTAAGCGTGTCTGTACTATTCTCGATAAAGAATCCGTAGAATACGATAAGAAAGCAGTTGCAGGATTAGTATCAAAGCACTTCCCAGACTTTCGTAAGACAATCTCCGAACTACAGAAGTATGCCTCTTATGGAAAGATCGACTCTGGTATTCTTGCATCCATTGACTCTACTGGAATCAACGATCTTGTAAAGAATCTTAAAGAGAAGAACTTCACTAACGTGCGTCAATGGGTTGCGAATTCTTCACTAGACCCAGCACCATTCTATCGTATGTTCTATGATAAAGTTTCTTTAGAGTTAGAACCTGCATCTGTGCCACAACTAATTCTGACGATTGCAGACTATCAATTCAAGGCAATGCATGGTGTAGATCAAGAAATCAATTCTTGCGCATTCATGATTCAAGTAATGACTTCTTGCAGGTTCAAGTAACATGCCATCTCCATTTGACTATGTAAACTCTGCAGTCAAGACAAAGAAATCAATCATCGACTCGGAAGAGTTGTTCCAAAAAGAGTATGCACCATTCATTATCAATCGTGTTCTCGCAAATGATCCATCTACATGTTTATTTGCAGAAGTACTGAATGACAATTCCTTCTTGGATAAGAAACTTCAATATGATTTAATCTTCTATGGACTGCCTAAGACCAATAAATATCTAGGATACACTAAGAAACAAAAGCTTGATGTAAACGAAGAATTTATTGATTTTATTAGACATGAAATGGGAGTATCTTACAAACGAGCCTTTGAAGTTTTAAACATCGTAGGCGAAGATTCAATAAGATCTCTTATCGAAAAAAGAGGCGGCAAATGCACAACAGTGAAGAAAACAACAAAGAACAAAAATTAGGAATCGCAATTACTCTTAAAGAGCCAGATGACTTTCTATTGGTAAAAGAAACGCTAACACGTATCGGTATAGAATCAAAGAAAGAGAAAACACTGTTTCAGAGCTGCCATATTCTACATAAGCGCGGTAACTATTCTATCTTATCATTCAAAGAATTGTTTGTATTGGACGGAAAGGAATCACAACTTACACACGAAGATATTCAACGTCGTAACACAATCGCAAATCTACTAGACCAATGGAAACTTTGTTCTATCATTAACAAAGAAGAAGTTTCAGATCGTCTACCAGTTTCATCGATTAAGATTGTTCCGTACAAAGAAAAACAATCTTGGAAGTTAGTCCCTAAATATCAACTCGGCTCTAAAAAGCCGGTCTGATTAAATAGTACAATGTGATGGTATAACCTATCATGAAAAGAAGTACTAGGGACCCAATGTCTAAGAAGAAAAACGACCATAATCTCGTTTCAAGAGAGACGGAATTTATCAATAACAGATTTATGGTGAAGGCGTCAATTATGGATAAGGCAGGTTCTCTGTCTATCATGTTGGCAATATATGATGTGTTAGAACATAATTTTAAGATTCAGTATTTTAAGACTAAAGACGAAGCACATACATTTATCAGGTTGCTACAGGCGACAAATTTATAATTAAAGAAAGCGATTTTATTATGTCAGTAATCCAAACAGCACAAATCAACATCCCATCGGATCCAGAAGCTATTAAGAAGATTCGTTCTGTAATGCAGACAATCTCCGATTCATACTCAAAGATCGAGGGACATCGTGAACTGATTAAAGACGAACTAAAAGCTCTTGCAGATGAATATGAAATTCCCAAGAGTTATCTTGCTCGCGCATCAAAACTTTATCACAAGCAAAACTTCTCAGTCTTTACTGCAGACACAGAAGCTACGGAAGAACTATACGAGCGCATTTTCCCTCAGTCTAATCAATAAGTAAAAAATTTTACAATAAGGGCTCCACAGTGTATAATAAAACTGTGGAGCCCTTATACATTTATTATGAACAATTACTACTCTAACTTTACTCAGAAATTCAACAAGATCTTCTATAGAGGATATAGAGACGGCCGCAGAATCCAAGGTAAGATTGACTATTCACCTTCTTTATACGTGAAGACTGAAAAACCAACTGAATTCAAATCACTCTTTGGTTCATATCTTGAAGAGCGTACGTTTGAAACTATTGGCGAAGCAAAAGCTTTCGTCAAAGAAAACTCAGAATTCCTTGCTATCCATGGAAATACAAAGTACGAGTATGCATTCATTGCAGACAAGTTCCGCGATGAGATGGACGTCAAATTGGAAGATCTTACTATCCATTCAATTGACATCGAGACTAAGACAGAAGGCCCAAACGGGACAACTAAATTCCCAGATCTGAAAGAAGCAGACCAAGAAATTCTTCTGATTACGATCATTGACTTCAAGACTAAAGAACTAATTACGTTCGGTTCACAGAGTGTCGATACGAAGCGCGTCAAGAATTATGTACGATGCGAGAATGAGGAAGATCTTCTACGTAAATTCACTCATCACGTAATTACTACAGACCCAGACATCATCACCGGGTGGAATGTAAAGTACTTCGACATTTCATACATCTGCACCCGCATGAATCGAATTCTTGGTAATGAATTCACTCAGAAGCTTTCACCGTTCTCGATGGTCGAACGTAAAATCTCTATGCTTAATGATAGAGAACAGATCGAATATGATATTGTAGGTAGGTCAGTTCTTGACTTATTAGATCTATACAAGAAGTTCCGATTCATCACGCGCGAATCATACAAACTAGATCATATCGCAGAAGTAGAACTCGGCAAAAAGAAATTAGAAAATCCCTATGAAACATTCAAGGAATTCTATCAGAAAGACTTTACTCTATTCACCGAATACAACCAACGAGATACTGAACTTGTCGATGAATTGGAATCTGAACTTGGCCTAATCTATCTGGCAGTAACATCCGCGTACTTATCACGAATCAACTTTACCGACGTATACTCTCCAATCAAGACCTGGGAGAGTTATATCAATTCATCGTTGCTGAAAGAAAACACATTCGTACCAATCAAGAAGATGTCTGGTGATTCTGGATATTCTATCGAGGGTGGTTATGTAAAAGAACCGGTACCGGGTCTATACAAGTGGATTGTTTCTTTTGACTTTACATCTTTATACCCAAAGATCATCGAAGCACTCAACATGAGTCCGGAATGTCTGATCGGTATGAAGCCTGTTGTAGATGTCAACTCGCTACTACACGGATATAAAAACCCAGATGCATCATATACTATGGCTGCTAATGGTGCACAGTTCAGTAAAGAAAATCTTGGCATCATGACTCGTCTGACTGCAGAATTATTTGCAAAACGTAAAGCCGCTAAAGATGAGATGAAAGTCAAGAAAGGGAATTATAATTTAATTATGGAAGAACTTAAACGTAGAGGTATCAATACAGATGATCTTTGATAAAAATAAAATTTCTTCATACACCGATGAAGAATTGCTGTCATTTTATAGACAGGAAGAATTAGAATCTAAAAGGTTGCAAGTGTTGCAACTTGCGACTAAAGTGTAAAATAGATGCACCTATTATCAGCAATGATAATTAGCAAAGAACGTGAAAACGGGGAAACTCCAGAACGGACAATCCCGTGCCAAGCCCTTTATCGGGAAGGTGTAACGACTAGATTGAAAAATCGTACACTCAAGTGAGTGGAAGCGCGTTCCAACCCTCGTGGTTGATGATATAGTCTGATCTTTATAGGAATATAAAGCTGTCGAATAGACAGATAAGAAGTTAACGATCTCTTATGAACATTTTGCTCTAAATTCATTGTTTGGCGCATGCGCGTCCCCGTATTTTGTATTCTTCGACAATAGAATCGCAGAAGGTATTACAAAAACCGGTCAATATGCAATTCAGTATGTAGCAAGAGCCATCAATGTGTATCTCAACAAAGTACTAGGGACGAATAGTTTTGACTACGTAATCACTTCCGATACGGATTCTACATTCATCAACTTTGGTCCACTCGTAGAAAAATATTACTCATCAAAGACTGATGCCGAGATTACCGGAATTCTCAATAAGATCCTAGAAGCAAAGATCAAGCCAGTTATCAAAACTGCACAGGCAGAATTGGAAGCTTCTCTCAATGCATTCCCAGACAAGTTCGACATGAAACTTGAAAAGATTGCATCTAAAGGATTCTTTACTGGCAAAAAGCGTTATGCAGTCAAAGTATTAGAAAACGAAGGTGTACGATATGCAGAACCCGATTATTCTATTACCGGTATTGAGGTGGTGCGTTCTTCTACACCACAGATTGCTAGAACTTGGTTGAAAGAAGCAATTCAAATCATTCTTGATTCGGATGTAGACGAATTACGTAGGTACATTACTTCAAAGGAATCTGAGTTCAAGAAGCAACCAGTAGAAGCAATTTCATTCCCAAGGTCTGCTAATAATCTTAAGAAGTATTCGGACTCAAAGAATGTATATTCTCAGAAAGGTACGCCAATCGGCGTCAGAGCAAGTCTACTTTATAATGCAGAACTGAAGAAGCGATCACTGGATAATTATGAAGAGATTCTTGAAGGTAACAAAATGAAATATGTCTATCTGAAAGAACCTAATACACTTCGTGAAAATGTAATCGCATATGCAACAACGCTGCCCAAAGAATTTGGTCTGCACAAATATGTAGACTACGATACTCAATGGCAAAAAGTATTCATGGATCCACTTGAAAACATTGCCAAAGCAATCTCATGGTCTTTACAAGAAGAGTCTGATATCGAATCTCTTCTATTTGGTTAAATATCATTTCAACAATAACATACTACGTATATAAGGAACAATATGTCGCTTTTACAAAAACTAAAGAAAACTTCAACTATTAAAGAGGTAGAGGTTTTATCTGCTTCTGAACTCTTTAATGAAAAAGATGTCATCCCAACTGCAGTACCTGCATTGAACATCGCATTGTCAGGTGATTTAGACGGAGGTCTACGTTCTGGTTTGATCAGTTTTGCGGGACCCTCAAAACATTTCAAAACGATGTACTGCTTGGTATTAGTTTCTGCATATATGAAAAAGTATCCAGATTCTATTTGCGTATTTTATGATTGTGAGTTCGGAGTTTCAGCACAGACACTAGAAGCTGCAGAAATTGATCCATCACGTGTTTTACATTGCCCCATCACTTCAATCGAAGAATTGAAATTTGATCTGATGGCGAAACTTACTGGTCCTGATGCAATTGCGAGAGGTGATAAAGTCATCTTTATGATTGATTCAGTTGGTAATCTTGCATCAACAAAAGAAACAAATGATGCAATGAAAGAAAACGCTGCATCAGATATGGGTACTAGAGCCAAGTCACTTAAGTCACTATGGCGCTTAGTTACCCCTCACCTTACGATTAAGAATATTCCTTTATTGGCAGTTCAACACACATACGATGAACAAGGCCTATTCCCCAAAACGATTATGGCGGGCGGACAGGGTGGAATGCTATCATCAGATGTGGTTTTCTTTATTGGAAAATCTCAAGAGAAAGATGGCACTGAACTTACTGGATATAACTTTAAACTTAAGGTTGAGAAATCTCGTTATGTCAAAGAAAAATCGGTAATTCCAATCATCGTTACTTTTGGTGGCGGCATCTATAAGTATACGGGTATTTTAGAAATGGCTGTAGAAGCAAAAGAAGTTATTAAACCGAGCAATGGATGGTACCAATTGGTTGATCCAGAAACCGGTGAAACTCTTGGCAGTAAAGTTAGAGAGAAAGACACTGGCAATGAAGCGTTCTTGGGTGTAGTATTAAAACGCGAATCATTCAAGAAATGGGTAAAAGAAAAGTATCAACTCAGTCATACGACTTTAGTATCAGATGATGAAGATATTGACGAAGATCTAGAATAATAGAGCAAAATGGGTATTCAAATGGGTACCCATTTTTATTTTACAAGACACCATTGTCGGTTTATAATTGACTATAACATTGATGAATCTTTTTGATAATGCGCACTGAAAATTTAATTTTTTCTCAACTGATGACTAATGAAGAATATGCTCGTCGTGTTCTTCCTCATGTGAAGACAGAATACTTCTTCACAGAACCAGAAAAAAATCTATACAAGATCTATGAAGAGTACTTCAAGAAATACAATAAAGTACCATCTAAGCAAGGTCTTTTGGTAGAAATCGAGAATCGCAAAGCATCTGCCGATGACTATACGGAATTGAAGAAATTGGTTTCTGGGCAGGAAACCTTCTCTGAAGACCTGAGCTTTCTGCTTACCACTACGGAACAATTCTGTAAAGATAGAGCACTCTATAATGCCATCAAAGAATCCGTTCTGATCGCAGATTCTAAGGACAAGAAGGGTAAACAGACTCCAGATGCAATTCCTACAATCCTTTCCAAAGCACTGTCTATCAGTTTTGATACTGCTATCGGTCATGATTATTCTGAAGATGCAGAAGCACGGTATGATTATTACCACAAGAAAGAAAGTCGTCTAACTACCGGAATCCAGATTCTTGACTTTGCAATGAAAGGTGGACCGACCAGAAAAACACTCAATTGCTTTATCGCTCCACCTCACGGCGGCAAGTCTATGGCAATGGTTAACGTTGGTGTCGGTGCATTAAATGCAGGCCTAAATGTTCTGTACATTACCCTCGAGATGGCTGCAGAAGAAATTGCTCGTCGTTTTGACGTCAATATCCTAAATGTCGACTTTGATCAGTTAGAAATGATCCCAAAGGCGACTTACATCAATAAGTTCTCTAGTCTCAAAAAGAAGGCAATGGGTACTCTAAAGATCAAAGAGTACCCAACCGGTACTGCCAATGCAGGTCATTTTAAAGCACTTCTAGAAGAATACAAGACTAAGCAAAACTTTATTCCAGACGTCATTATTATCGACTACCTGAACCTATGTGCTCCAATGTCGGGTAAAGCAACCGACAATTCATTCGAACGTATCAAGAATGTTGGTACAGAATTACGCGCACTGATGATCGAACAGAATTGTGTTGGCTGGACTGCTACTCAGACTACTCGAGGCGGGGCTGGTAACTCCGATTTTGGTATCGACTCTACCTCGGAATCTTTTGCTATTCCCGCTCTTGTCGATTCATTCTTTGCTATTATTGATTCTGATGAACTGAAAAAGATGAACCAGATCATGTTCAAACAACTAAAGAACAGGTTCAAGGATATGAATGAACTTCTACGGTTTGTCGTTGGTATCAATCGTTCGAAGATGAAAATGTACGATGTCGACAATCAAGATCTTACCAAAAAGCCTGGAGCAAAATTTGTGGAAAATAATTCTCCAGTGATAAATAAAAGTACCGATTTTGACGATTTTAACTTCTAGAATGTCTTCCGGAAATTCGGGTTTCAATAAATAATAAAATAATGAGAATTTACGATGAGCGACAAACTTAATGAGTTTTTTGAGATACTTAAAAAGGCTAATGAGTTAAAAGAACAGAAAGCGCTGGAAGAACAACAGGCTGTAGATAACACACTACTACAAGATGTATTTGCATCTGTCGCATCATTAAAACAGACATCGGTATCAACTACCGCAGAAGAAATCGGACCCGAACAGGAAACATCCGATGAACCACCTCCACAACCAACATCACTAAAAGATCTTTTCATCTCGGTAGTAGAGATGAAAAAACATGTAGCGGAACAGCCTCCGGCAGTATCTGAAGAGTCAGTTCCTACACTAAAAGATCTGTTTACATCCGTCGCTGCACTAAAGAATAAAGCAGATGTAATCGATGTTGCTCCGTTAGAATCTGCCATCGTAGAAACTGAAGCGGAACTAGTATCGGATGTTGATGAACTGCAGACAGTACTTGATAAAGTATCTGAAATCGAAGCAGTTGTAGAAAATCTAAATAATGTACCTGCGGCACAAATATCAGATCTAGAGAAGAAATTCCTACGCGTATTTGATAAACTGCAGAAGGATTTTCAGAATCTAAAACAATACGTTGCTTCGTACCAACAAGCAACAGTAATCAATAATGCAGGTGGCGGTGGTGAAGTTCGCATTGCGCGAATGGACGATATTGACATGTCGTTGGCCGCAGATGGCAAGTTTCTAAAGTACAATGAAGTAACTCAGAAATTTGATTTTGAAGAGTCGCCGATCACGACTACACAAGCAATTGCCGCTCTTCAGACACAAACCGATGCGAATACGACTGCTATTGCAGATCTGCAGGCAAATATTGGTAGTAGTGCGATAATTACTACGATTCAGAATGATATTGCATTACTTCAGACCAATGTAACCAGTAATACAAATGATATCACGGTGTTGCAAAATAATGCAACTAGTACTGCTGGTGATATCACTATCATTCAGAATAACGTTACCAATGTTCAGAATGATATCACGAACATTCAAACAGATGTCACGAACATTCAAACAGATGTCACCAATGTTCGTAACAGAATAACGATAGTAGAAAATAATGTTACCAATCTGAATGTTGCAGTAACTACGAATACTACGGAAATAACGAATTTGACTTCTACCGTCGCGACTACTAACGTCAATGTCGCGAATATTCAGAATCAAATAAATAACATCATACAGGAAAGTGATATGGCCTTTAGTAAACGAATAGATTTTATTTCAGACTATTTGATCTATAGAGGCGAGGCACAACCCGGTTCTTCAGAGGCCGATCCTGTATGGAGGGTGAGAAAAATTACTATATCCCCAGGCGACGGCGATGTCACGGAAACTTGGGCCTCCGGTAGTACAAATTTTACGAATACGTGGACTGATAGATTAACATACACGTATTCTTGATTATGGGAGTTTATTATGAACGAAATGATGCAGTTATGTCTAAATACACTATCGGCTCTTAAAGAAACGATAAAAATTGTATTAGATGAAAGTATTGCAAACGAGATCTATACGAATGTAGATCAATTATTGTCCGGTGTTGTATCAACAGACGTAGCAAGTATAAATTATCAACTGAGTTCACTGAATTCTGTTCTTAATCAAAACGTATTAGATGCTACACTGAAGAGTGATATTATTTCGCTGCTTACTATATTTTTGATGGAAACACCATCGGTCTCTGGACTGACGAATATAGTAAATGAAGTTAATAAATTAGTATTCTATCCATCGGCCGATAGAAACGAGTTAGAAGAAAAATTAAAATGCTTAGTAGAAGTACTAGGCAAAAACGTAGGTGATGTACTACGTTGTATGGTGCAGAGTGAAATTCAGTCTCACGTACAAAGAATAGAACAATTGCAAGCTACTCTTAATGGAAGTATCTGTAAATAGAATACCGGTTGCAGTAATGGGCCGATATGATGCTGACTGTCGTCTTCCACAGTTAAATGTTGTGTAAACTTAAAGGAAAATAAATGGAATTAACCAATTTAATGCAATGTGTCGCGCAAACTTTCGGTGTGAAAGTTGGCGAAACGATCCGTACAGAGATCGCATCAGCACTAGCATTAAGCAATGTCGACATCAGCGTTCTTAACGCCAAGATTGCTACGATTCAACTATTGCTTGATGCCGATCCAAACACCCCAGAATTTGACGTTGCTCAGAATCTGATCACCACTCTAACCGGTCTTACCACACGTATTACCGCTCTAGAAGGTGATACACGTGTTGCTGCTGCCCAAGCTGCTATCGCCGCTCTAACTTCTGGCCTTGCCGCTGAAGTTGCTCGTGCGCAAGCTGCTGAAGCCGCTCTTGCTGCTCAGATCACCACTATCAACACTAGCCTTACTTCAATCGCATCACAAATTGCTGCTATTGAAGCTTCAACACCTGCCTGTGATTGCACCGCTCTAGCCGCTTCTATCGCTGCTAACAGCACCGCTATCGCTAACCTACAAGGTGTCGATGCCGCTCAAGCCGCTCAGATCGCTGCTCTGCAGTCAACTGTCGAGGCCCTAAGCGCTAGCCTTTCTTCAGCATCTACAGCATCTGCAGCTGCCCAGGCTACTGCTAACGCTGCTGCTGCTGCAGCTGCTGCCGCACAAGCTACAGCAAACGCTGCTGCCGCTGCCGTTGCTGCTCTCAGCAACCGTGAACAAGAACACCACGACGACCATGAAACCAAGCTTGGCGGCAAGGTTTCTCGCGCCGAAGTGGCTGCTATTGATTGCGTTGCTCTCGGCAACATGTTTGCTGCTGGTATCGCTCTAGGTCTAAATCCTACCGGTTACTAATCAGTGACATTAGCGATGCATATCGTTAAGAGTAGACCCGATGGGTTTGCTTTTGATAGATGCATCGCATCTGCTACCGCGTCGCGGCTCAGGTTTCAAGTAATTGATAACATGGGTCGCGACGTTTTAGTTGGTAGGAAGAAAGGTTTCTACGCAGATAGTTCTGCAACACACCTGACGATGCTAGACGATGATGATGAAACATTACTGACACCAGAAATCGTAGAACATCTTATAGGATTAAATAAACCTGCCGTATTTGCTAACTCTGAAATAATTGGTGATTCAATCACATCTCAAAATGTACCAAACTTCGTACAGGAATGGTCATTAGGTATGGAAAAGAATCGTCTGTGCCGTCCACATGCTCCAATGGTATTGGAAGTCGAGTATGCCAGACACATTTTAAATGATACAGAGAAGCTGTTAAATACAATGAATTGGCATCCCAATCATTGTGATTATGTTTTCAGATTGATTATTTCCACAACTATCGGATGGAAGTATGAAAACATAATTGCATATCGTTGGTACATACACGACGCTAATTTGCATCGTAGTGACAATCCAGGAATAAACGAAATTCGTAATTACTTTTTTGATAGAGGCAAAGCTTGCAAGTAATAACAACTCAACTACAACGAAAAGAACGAATGGACATTTGTGAGTCGTGCGACAAAATTGGCACGATTGCAAATGTCCAAGTTTGTTTAGCATGTAAATGTCCGCTAGCAACAAAGACCGCTTTAGTTTTATCAAAGTGTCCGTTAGATAAGTGGAGTAAAATCTAATGGCATTTACATCATATACACCAACTGCACCTTGGGTTACCGGAGTTTCTGGCTCTGGAACATGGGCGGAATTGGTTACATTCATCAACAATCCGGCCATCATTACCAAAGTAGGTGATGTCTATACGGTGTACGGTCAGATTGAAATTGCGGCCGTAATGACTGCACTTCTGAACTCCATTATCATCAATAAAGGTGGAGGCGGTTGGAGTATTACGGTCGGTGGTGCAGTAACCCTTGGGCGTTCTATCACGACTCCTTCCGGTGTTGCGCTAGCAGTAGATGGCTGTACTGTAATTGACGACGTAGACTGTTTTCAGCGCGGGTTTGATAATTATCTGAACAACAAAGCTTGGCTCCGCAATGGCGGATATCTGACGATGTATGCCAGTAATTACTATAATAAAAATGCTGGAACTCTTACAACACAACGTTCCGATCTTGACTTTCAATCCGGCGGCAACTTAAAGATTCGCGATTGCAGATTCCACCTCGATGCAGGTGCAGACTGTTTTGACCATTATGCGGGTAACTTGGACATTGATGGTTTAGTTACCACTCACGCATCAGATACCGGTGGCGCTCTTCTAGAAATTATGACGACATCTGTTATCACTAAGTTGAATAACATGACGCCATATCTGAATAATGCTACTTCAAGACAATGCACTCTTTGGGCTGGTAACGTAACACTATCTCAGTGGGGTGGAGATAACTTTGCGCCATGGGATCTTGCTGGGTATTATCGGCTAGACGATCCAAAGGTGATGAGTCTGATTTATGTAGACCGTTATGGCAC